TATCGCCTTCATTGAAAGCACTATTCATCTGAAATGCTAAGCCTTTAGCAAAATTAGTTATAAAGTCTTTCAACATAAATGCAATGATTGCTGATACTAGAACAGCAATCCATGGAAGAATCAGGGCTGTCAATTCTCCACTGAGAGAATTAATCGACTGAACTTCTTGCATTTTTTTCTCCTTGAATAAGTTTTTGAAGATCAGCAGTTGAACCTACAAATAATGCGTTGGTTACATTCTGCGGTTTATCTTCTTTTGTCTGTAATATATCTTTCTTTTTCTTAGCCAACTCAAGGAGATCTTTGTTTGTATCAGTTAATGTTTTAAGTAAATTTGTCGCCACTTCAAATGCTCTTGGAGATTCACTCTGTCGAGCAATTTCCATAACTCTATCTAAATCACCCATTCCAGAGTCAATTAGATCTCTTAAATTACGTCTAGCATAGTCGTAATCATCTTCTATTTGTTTATTAATATTAGGTTCTATAACCTCCACTTCATTAGGAGGATCTATGTTTAGTACCTGACTGAATTTAGAATCGAAACTCATGGTTGTTGATCACTTCCTGTTACCGGATTATATATCAAACCGTCTGTATAGAAGAAGGTATTCGAAGCAAATCCATAATCATCTGTAGACTTTATAAGATTTCTATCAATAGACGCTGCACTATTTGTAGTAGGCGCGCCATTAGCTAATAATCCAGGAACAGTAACAAGACGACTTGACCTTGGAGTATTTAAGGCTGTATTAGCATGTAGATCAATCTGTATTCTTGTAATTGGTCCGCTGTTTGTAATTGGTCCGTATAGATAACCTTTTAAAGTAAAATTGAAGTTCCAGATAATAGTTCTTCTAGTAGAATAATCACCATCATATACATCCTCAAAATCTATACTATTCAATATAATTGGTATATCCATAGTTATATTCATAGATGGTATTAGATTTACTGATACGTTCCATTCTGGTTTAAAATATGGAACAATTTGTTCTACTATTTGTGTACCATCATCCGCGTTCTTCACAAACGCTGATAACACGAATGTAATATCATAAGGAACAGGTGTATATTGTGTTCTCAACTGAGTATTATCAGATGTGATAATATAACTATTCTTTTGAGTGGAATTTATTTTTCTTGTAGAATCATATGTAACGCCTGACAACTCAAATCCAAGACGTGGAAGCGATATAGCAACTTCTCTATCTAGATTTGGATTTGTATCTAGTCTGACAAGAAATTTTTGTTTGGGTCCATACGCTAAAGGAACAGCAAGTGTTTGCACTCTATTACCGTTCGAATCCGTTCTTACAAGTTGAATATCATTGAATAATGATCCGAATACTTGAACATAACGTCTAATTGTACCGTGATAAAAATACTCAAACATCAGAACCTACCCTCTGACCATGGATCTTTTTCACTGAAATCAATAATATCATCTTCTAGTATATTAGATTTATATACAGTATCATTATCTGCTTGTGCATCAATTGTAGAAATTTGGAATTCTTGTACGATACCATCACCATCTTCAGCTAGTAGAACTTCGCCATCTTCAAGAAGTGTTTGATAGAAAGTTTGATCTAGTGAATATTGATCTTCAACAATATCAATCTCACTATATCCAGTATCAAGTTTTTCAGAACTATAAGAAAATAATTCGCAACGTAAATCATATGTCTGTAATCTACCGGTTTGATAAAAAATCTGTTCGTGTTCAACAAACTTAATCTCAAATATCTTATCAACCATTGGAAAATAGATTAGATCGCCTTCTAATGGACGATTAGAACTGATTGAGTATCCATTAGCAGTGCCTGCTTCTAGTACGATAGATTCTGTCTCATTGTTCCCTGTGAGAAACTGTCTTGATGGAGCAGCCGTATTTGCCTGTTCTGTAAGTAGATTATAACCTACTTCTGTCATCAACTTTTCTGTACGAATCTGATCAAATCTTTTACGAGCAAGAGTGAAAGTCATCTCATCTCGTATCTGTAGACCAAATCTTGAGAGTAGATCACCTTCTCCTTCAAATCCTTCAACATTCTTGATATACATTTCAACGTCAGCAGCGGTTGTGAACTTCATCAGTGGATCTTCACCGAATAAGTTATCTCTCGCTACGATTGTTTTTGGAATGTACTTTACATCATGACCATAGATCTTGATAGCCTCAATCGTGAGATCTTCAACTAGGTCTTGTTCTCTGGCGTATGAGAAGTTATTGAAATACTTATTCGTCGCCATAATTTATCCAATCATATCATGGACGGGCAATGAATAACTCGTAATCATTTCATCTTCTAACTTATTAATTTCTTCTCTTGCTTCACCTAGAATACGAACACCGTCAAATTGAATTCCTCCTGGAAGTTGAATACCTTGAAACTTAGATAGATTTTCGCCCCACTGTCTTTTAAATAAAGCAGTCGAATATCTAAGTAACCATCTATCACCCCAAACATCTGTATATGTATTTGGATCTACTGTACGATAACAATCAATGATGATGTATTCATCTACGAGAACATCTGTTTCCCAATCCATATCAATATAAAGTCGATCTGTGTGACGGTTGAAACGAATAGGTTTCTTACCAACAAAGATTTCTTCAAGCATTTCTACATGTCTCATAGCGTTCACATAAGGAACATATGAAGCACTAGAAAAATCAAAAAGATCGTTTAGATGAATTTGATATCGAATATTGAATAGATTTGAACTATTAATAGAATCCCCAATATCAAACACTCTCACGATCCCTTGAATATTTTCTGGGATAGAGATGTATTTGTTGGTTTTATCTGAAGAAGTAATTTGATGTTTTAAATAAACATGTTCTGTGCCATCATAATGATAATCACGATAGTATTGTAATGCTTCGTCAATTCTATCCTCTAGTTGTTCGTCATCAACGTTGATGTCGATTACAGGAGATCCTAGATTTCTGAGACAGTATTGCTTGAACTGTTCTCTTGTTGTAGGACGTGCCATTTATATTATCTCCGAATTTAAAATTTGTCAATACTATTTATGACTTATACCCATTTTGGACCGCGAAACCAGCATACCAAGCTTCTTCTGATTCCCTTGGTTACCGAAGTAACCCGGTGATAATTACAGGAAGTGAAGAAAAGAGCAGAACCCTTTTCTTTAGTATGAGGTAGCGATATTGGTGTTAATTCCAAAAGACCTTTTTTGTCATCATAGGGCTGTCTGTTAGTAGAAAGAAGTTCGAAATTTCCTCCTTCGTATTCATCAGGATTACTCAATTGAATGGTACAACTGACTTTTCGAATGGTATTTTTCATTGCTCCCTGATAGGCAGGATGAAAGCTTTGATCATCAACAATAGTGTCTGTATGCCAATCATAATGGTTTTCATCTCCATAATAAATGGTATACTGTATTGGTTCAATTGCAGTAAGGTTGTAGTTCCATCCAGACAAAACATTTACCCGTTCCATTACCGGTCTTAACATAGTATATAATTCATCATTATCATGCCAAGACACCTTGTTTTTTCTTACGCCGTGATCGGGAAATTTACCTTCCGTTCCCACTGTAACCGCTTCTTCTTCGTCTTTTTGTTCGCAAATTTCTCGAATTCTCATTACTTGTTCTGGCCAGAATAAAGATTCGAAATACCAATACCAAGTCCTTTCGAAAGAAGAAGTCAGTAATTGTCCAGAATGTTGTTTATTTTCTTCATGTGGCATATAATATTCACTCTCATTTTTTATTTGATTATGAAGAAGGTACTGTAGTTAAATCCGCCGTAGCAGGTACAGTGAATGTTTGATCGCTGCCAGTATATTTAAATATTTCAGTTGTCGGACTTCCTGAATCTGAATAGATAATAAACATGATACCATTTCCTCCAAAACTTCCGGGTCCACCACTTCCACCCGGTCCACCTATAGCATAATGATTGCTATATGGAGCAAAGTCTGGATCACTTGAAAATGCCGCAGTCTGGGCCGAACCATCATTTGTAGATGCAGAGGATTGTACTGTTAATCCATTATATACTGTAGTTGTCAGGGTTCCTCCAATATATCCAGAACCACCGCCACCAGCACCAGCACCAGAACCACCACCATAATGACCACCACCGCCGCCATAATAACCACCACCACCGCCACCGCTATAATCACCACCTAGACCACCGGTTAGAGCGGTTCCTGCCGAAGCGCTAGGACCTCCCGCAGCACCACCCGCTATTTGTGTTCCACCCCCACCAGAAGGATGACTTGGATTAACCGGTCCATCTTCACCAGAAGAACCGCCACCACCACCGCCGCTTACATCGGGAACAGAAAAATATCCAGGAGCTCCGGCACCACCGGCAATCATAATAGCTCTTGGTTGAAATGGAGCACCTGGATTAAATGAAATTGCAGGACCAGCTTCAAAAATTCCCGTTAATCCTCCCCCTGGTTTTCCATATTGCCAACCAGTAGGTTGTGGAGGACTAATCGCCGAATAAGTACCGCCACCACCGCCATAATTATTAGGGCTAGAAACTCCCGGTCCAGGCGCGGTACTATCATTAGTTCCTCTAAACCCTACAACTACAGTATATGTAGTTCCGGTATTAGCATATATGGTTCCTTGAGTATGTCCACCAGCACCACCAGAAGAGTTATAGAAAAATTCTCCAAAAGTTCCAGCCCCCCACATTTTAACATTAAGAGCTACTTTTTGTTCTCCAGACTCATCTCTTGTTGTAGTGAGCCAATTTCCGGCTCTTCTTCTACCATAAACAGAATTAGTACCAGTACCAGATATACTCCAAATACCAGAATTATATTTACTATCAGTAACTCCGCCATTTAAAGCAGGTGTTACTACAGTAGAATTAGCAGTGCCTGTTGGTTTATATCCTATATAACGAGGCATTATACTGCCTCCTTATTAAGAATCGTACAATTGTTCGAATGAAATCGTATAAGATAAATCGTCGTTGGCAGAAGCTGCTCCACC